GGGTAGAACTGGTGCATTTGCTGTTGGTGGCGTATTATTGACTACCGTGCTGGACACAGTATTAGTTTCTGCTGAGGTGGTTTGTATTGATAAATACATAAAGATAATAGTCATAAAGGCACAAAATAGATAAAAATATCCCTTAAACATTTAGCACCTCCAACGTTTTCTTGCTTGTCTTAGTCTTGAATTCGGATCTTTTGCTGCCTTTGGAAATTTTTTCATTTGCCCTGCACTTCTAGCACAGAACGATTTTCTTCTTTTGGCTGCCTTGCTACCAGGTTTAACTTTACCGGTGACAGCAGTTTTTAATTTTGAACCAGGGTTGTCTCTTCTATATTTAGCAACACCAGCTTTAGTCATTCCCGCCCCAGATTTAGTGGGGCGGAAATATTTTTTAGTTTTTGGGGGTTGTTTGTCCCGTTTTCTCATTATGCAAAAAAGCAGGTTAGAGAAGTTACATTGGTAAGTGTTGCATGTATTTGTGTTGAGAATCTCATGCCTTCATCACCAAGATATGTTTCTATGATTGCTGTAGCTGATGCAGGTGTGTCAATATCAAAAAGTGTTGAACCACCACTTGCATCTTTTAAAACAATACTTCCAGCGGATCCAGCACAAATAGCATGAATCGCTATGAGTCTAGCAGGACCACTTGTGACGTTACCGGTTGCGGTAACTTTTGATGATTTAAGTCCTAACATTTGTCACTCCTATGATAAGTTATTGTTTTGTATATACAATACTGTAGCAGTAGCAGCACCTGTAGATCCGTCTTCAGTACCTGCTACAAAGTCAGCTAATACTTCTAAATCAGATGTACCAACATCAGTAGCCTCAGTATCTAAAGTACCTCTTGTCGTGCCTAGTGCTTTAACGTTAGTGGCAGGGATAAATGCATCACCATCTCCACTTGTACCGATTGCTACGGTTGCTGTTCCAGAATCATTATTTACAGTTGTAACGTTTAAAATTACATCAACAATCTGTGAGTTTGCTGGCACGATGGCTACCCTTTGATTTAGAGCATCTGCACCGATAATATCTAATACTACTGATTGAGCCATAACCACTGAACCAATGTTAGTAACATCAGCTCCAACAGTTGTACCTGTAGTATCTTTTATTGTTCCGGCTTTTATTGGGCCAGAAAATGTAGTTGTTCCCATGTCTATTCTCCTTTTGATAGTCCCCGTAGGGTCTTGGGTTTATAAAATTTGATTTAAGCATAAAAAAAGGGCGCAGTCAAAGACATACGCCCCTTCTAATTAGTTATTGTCTAATGCCTATGCAGCACCTGGAGAACCAAATACACATCTAGGATCTGAGAAACCAAATGAGTATCTCTCCCTAGCTTTGTATCTTACGTTACCAGTGTCAAAGTCACCTTCCATAGATGTTCTAATTGGGGATCTTTGGAATAACTTAAATCCATTAGGGATGTCAGTCTTGATGAAGAATGCATCATTATCTACTAAGTAGTGGTTTACTGTATATCCCTCAGGAATCATGCCCATATTTCTAAGAGCATTGATATCATTGTCTGCTGTGCCAACTCTGTTTGCTGAAGCCATAAGTCTATCAGCTACGAATTGTAACTCAGAAGGAATGATAAGCTTTCTTCCTTGTGTTGATATTAATAAACCTCTTTCATCAGTAAACGCAGCGATATCAATTAACGCTTGCTCTAATGAAGTTTCGTTTAAGTCTGCAGCAGTTGCTAACTCATTGGATAGCGTACCTGCTACAAGTGGGTGATCAGTAGCACAGAGCTCTTTACCATCGCCGCCTGTAAAGTTTGGATCAAACGCATTGTTTAATACGTTAGCCGCTTTTACCTGCTTTGTGTTTGCCATGGAACGTGCAAGTGCTCTTGTATATCTTGCTGAGATTCTGTCATAAAGATTATCTTCGACAGCTTCCTCAGTGATTGCAAAACCAAGTGCAATTGTTTCATGTGTGTATCGAGCTGTGAATGTTTCTGTAGCGTTATCATAAATGATTGATCCGCCTTCAGACTTCACTCTTGCGTTACCAAAACCTGATAACATTACCTCTTCTTCGAATGCACGATCAGAGTTTTCTGTTTCAAATATTTCGGTGTGCTCAGCATCATAACGTCCGTACTCCAGGCCAAATAGTGCATTTAAACCCGGCTCTAACTCTTTAACGAGTTGACTTCTAGATATAGCCATAGTTTAACCTCCTATACGCCTGTTGTGTCTGTTAATGAGTGTTTGTTGATCTTAACTTGAATTGCTGCATTTGCTGCAGAATAATCACTGTTGTCAGGATCTGTTGAAAGACCTACCACTCTAAAATTGGCTGCCGCATCTGTAGTGAAAGAACCGCCATCGATTACAACGTTTGAAATACCATCAATGGTAGATCCTGCGCTATATGTTGCGATGTTACAGTTAGTTCCTACTTGTGCAAGTCCGCCGTTCGTATCATCGACTTTAACCTCAAATACTACATCTGGGTCATCGATGACATTTGCCACGATATCGGCTGCTGCAATGCTGCCTGGGTAATGATTAGAAAAGGTGGGCTTACCAGTTGTTGGGTCTGTGTAAAAGCAACCATTAAAAATACCTAAGATTTCAGCACCAGCAGAAGAACCAATATCTATGCTCCCGTTAGCCGCTAGGATAACAGGATCGCCTTGATAGATTGCGGATGCCTCGTTATTGCCGATTGTGTACTCAGTTTGGCCTTGACCATTGTAAGCACCACCCAGCATTTTAACGGGACGAAATCCGTAAAATCCAGCTTGATTTGCCATAGTTCATCTCCTTTGTTTTAGTGTGTGACTTAGTCGGTTTTTTTAGGACCACCAAAAGTCACTTTGCTCTGCCTATCAACGTTGATAGGCATACTAGGATGTTGTTCTCGCAGAGGATCTTGTTCCCAAGCTTCAGTTTGTTGATTTATTTTTTTCTTAAAATAATCATTTCGCTCGTTCACAGTCTCCACTGGCATTCTTGCCAATAGCAAGTCACCCACACTGATGACACCCTCATAAGCTTTGATACCTCCGTTGTAAGCAGAGTAGACACCTTCGGTATGTTCGTCAGCTCTCACTAACTCCCAGCCTTCTCTGAGTCTGGCATTGATATTTTTAGTATCATCTGCCCCATTTACACGAAGACGAAGCCATCGTTGCTTATATCCATCAGGACATGGTGGTGCGTCTAATTGAGACGGTGGTGCCCAAGGTTTTCTACGTTCCTCGGTTACCCTTGTTTGTGCACTTCTTGGTGTTTTTTTATCTGTCATGTGTACCTCCTAAACGTACTTAGCATACTCACTTAGAGGGACTCCAAGTTTGTTTGCTATTTTTACCTGACTAGGTGTCAACCTAACAGATTTGCGCCCACTGGTTGCAGACCTTGATGCAGAAGCAACTGGTTGGGCGATTTTAGCGCTTCTGTTAGCCTGATCCTCATCCTTAAAGGACTCTGGAAACTTGTTTTTGACTCTCTGAGTCAACTCATTATAGTAATCATCTGATTCTGTGTCAAATCCTTCCGCCACTAAACCTCTATGTATTCTTTGAGCGGCATCTGTCATTTCTGCGTCTGACCTAAACCAAGTATTTTTTTCAGCCCATTCAATAGCTTTCTGTGAAGGCTGAGTTCTTTGAGCAGTGGGTTGTGTATAGGTTTGCTGTTCTTGCTCCATTTTCTTTTGGAACTCTTCATATTCTTGCTCCTTTTTGTTTTTAGTTACTCTGATTCTTTCAGACTCTAAATCTAATTTAGTCAAAGCTTGTCTTGCTTCTTCTTCCTTAGCGTAATCTCCTGATTCTCTAGCAGCGATTAAAGTTTGACGAGCAAGGTCTGCTGCCATTTTATTTCTAACTTCACTTTCTGACATGTAGCCTTTATCAATGTCAAAAGCTTTAGTCTTTGCCTCTGCTAATTCTTTCTGCACATTTTGTGCAAATTGAAGTGCGGCTTCTTTTTCTCTTTCTGCTTCTCTGACTTTATAAGTTAATTTATCAATTCGTTTTTTTACTTTATCAGAGTATTGATCCATTTCATCAGATTGATTTTGGACCTCAACCTGAGGAGCTAATGGTTCTTTCTCTTCAGTTTTTACTTCTTCATATTTATCTGGTTTGACTGTGCCGTGTGACTTATCCTCTAGCTCGACTTCTGCGCCTTCGCCTGATGTATCTAGGTCTACTAGCTTATCGTCTTTTGCAGTTTTAAGTTCTGTTTGCATGGTTCCTCCATGTTATAGTATTGTTAATATATCTGCTGGGTCATCAACTGTGCCGAGTATTTCGTCATCATTTAACAACCTAACCTCTCCTCCATCTATTCTGATCCTTGAACCAGCGTATCTGCCAAACACGACCCAATCACCTTGTTTACACCAAGGTCCATTAGGAAACTTTTCTTTATCTTGATATGCATCGTCACCAACAGCTAATACCATAGCAACAGTTGCAGTCAATTGTGACTCCTCCATAGTTTTGTCGGTTAATAAAATACCACCTTTAGTTTTATCCTTAGCTTTAAAAGGTAATACTAATATACGCCAACCAACAGGTTTAGGAAGTTTGTCTAATTCTTTTTTATCTGGCTTTGCAGCCTCTTTTGGATTATCAAATTTTGCTTTTATATGATCTGGTACATATAACGTTTTAGTCATCTAGTTTCTCCTGTTTTTCCAGCAGGCGAGAAAGTTCCTGTTGGCATATGTCAAGCATATGTAGTTTACCAAGAATATACTTATATTCTTCAAAGTTTTCAACCCCTTGTCCTAAAGATTCTACTAAACCTTCTTTAAGTCTTTTTATCTCTTTTTTAAAATTAAAAATTATAAATGCATCACTCATATTAGTGTATTAACTCCTGGTATTTGTTTTTCATATTGTTGATTTTCTTCATCTTTACTACAATACCATGTTTGTTCAAAGCCTTTGTTAACTCCGTAGGATCTATGTCCACACGCACCTAGTCCTTCTTTAACTGCAAGTTCAACTGATTTTAAATTGTAATCATCTCCAAACATCACGCCGTTTGGTTTAAGCTTTGGCCACCAATTAACAATATCATCTTTAACAGGGTCATACTCATGTGCGCCATCTACCATGATAAAATCCACTGTCGCTTCTTCAAATCTTTCAAGTATTTCGGGATTGTCTGATCTGCCTTGAATAGGAATTACCATATCCCTACCTATAAAAAATTTTAAATTGTCTCTAAACATACTATAAAAATCTTTTGGTAATTTTATATTTGCATGTTCTGATGACCCTTCAAAAGTATCAACGCAGTAAACCTGCACATCAAATTTGTTTGCATTAAATAAAGATGTGGCTAGGTAATGTGTAGACCTACCAAGGAAAGATCCTATCTCTATAATCTTTCCGTTTGGCTCTATTCGATCAACAATGACATCGTATGTTTCTGAGTAATTAAACCAACCTGGTATATTAAAGTACGTGTGTTTCATAGTTAAGTCCTTTTTTCTTTGTCTTAACTATTTGTATATTTTTAGGTGGGATTTTCAACCCTTGTGATTGTGGCCCTTTTTTAGGAGGAACCGTTTTAGTCAGTTTTTTCATTACAAGTGCATCCTACGCACCCACATTCATTGCAAGATTGATTACAATGACACGGACAATCGCATTTCATACATACTCCTATCATTTCTTTTTTGTTATTAATCCCATCGCACCTTTTGCTCCCTTTATGCCAAAGCTCGCACTGCAGGCGATGTATAAGAGGTGCTTATAGTAATCAGGGAGTGAGTGTAAGGCTTCAAAACCCGCTTTTATATGTGGTGTCCATCCGGGTATGAAGACTGCCACCGCTGGAACC